TAGAATTATTGTGGCAAATGAAAATTCTGGAAAGGGTAGAGATTCTGATCTTCACAACAAAAGATTGGATTTTAATGGGGAAACTAGAACAGATGTAACTCACGGAATGGTAATTGGTTTTAGGGATAGAGGAGGGTCTACGAACCCTTCGGGTTTAGAGTTCTGTGTTCTTCCAACAGTATCTCAGGGGGTAGGTAATACTGAAGGTCACTCTGTGTGTATAGCTGGCGATTTTTCTGGAATGGAGGGAGTAATTCCAGACGCGTCTTCTGTATCCGAACTAGGAATTACAATTCCCTCAACTGCATCCGCGGCAGGAGTAACCATTCTAGATGCTAGTTCTAGCTTTGTCCATATGGCATTGTCTTTCAGTTACGTAACCAATAGAGTAGATATTTATCTTGATGGTAATTTGCTTAAGACCAGCACACTCTCTCAATCGTTCAGAACCGGAGTGGGGGAATCTCTGAAAATACCTTCCTTTATAACCTCATCCAATACAAACTTTTACGAGTCGAGTTGGCAAGACCCAGACGGAAACAATGGCCCTCGTTTTGGAGGTTTCAACGCCTTCACCCCTTGGATTTTAGGGGGTGGATTTACAGACGGGATTTCTAAAGTTAATACGTCTCATTCGGACCCGGGATTCTTGGGGTATAACACTAATGATATTTTTGGAACTTCAGGTCAACACCTTCCNGCTAATATTACTTCAGCTGCTAATCCGACTCGAAGNGGCTTGGATGGATTNGTTGGAAGTTTTAAGATGTATGCAAAAGCTCTATCTACTAAAGAAGTGCTTAAAAACTTTAAGGCTCAGAAAGGATATTTCAAAAATATCAAGTTAACCTAATGTTTTACGGGGAAGATATCAGTTTTTTAACAACCTCTCAAAGAGAGAGGTTGAACGGTATCGCATTCCCTGTGGTTGCTGGAACGGGAGGATTTTTCTCAAGGTCCGATGGGATCGAAACCATTTTATCGGGTCTAAAGCAGCTTATTCTAACTACTAAAGGGGAGAGGGTCATGTTGCCAGGCTTTGGCACCAACCTTCGTAAATATGTATTTGAACCCTACACCTCAACCTTGAGGGATAAAATAAACACTGAAATTCTTGAGGCGATTTCTATTTACGAACCAAAGGTGATTGTGAGAGATCTTTCGATTACCTTTGATGAGAGTATAAGTGGGACTGGAAGAAATTCAATATATATTAGTCTACGTTTAGTAACGAAAGATGATATTCTCAACGAAAAGATCCTCGATATAATTGTATAATGTCTAACTTAGAAAGTATTTATAACTCCAGTGCCTTTGACGGTACTGTGACATCTGATTTCATGCAGCTGGGCACAGTTCCTGAAAGCCTGAAAGCTGAATTTGTAGATTACTCTGTAAATGATTTTTCTGACCTAAAAACTGCCATGCTAAATTACATCAAGGCAGTATATCCCGCAGACTATAACAACTTTGCAGAGTCTGATTTGGGTATCATGCTAGTTGAACTCTTCGCATACATGTCCAGTGTAATGTCGTTCAAAGCTGATATGATAGCGAACGAAATGTTCCTGCCCACTGTCAGTACAACAACTAACCTTAGAAAGCTCCTTCAACTAATTGGCGTGTCGCTAAAGGGTCCTATCAGTAGCAAGGCAACCGCAGTTATGACCCTATCAGAGGGTAATGACGTTTCCGGATCAACCACCCTCACTATTCCATTCGCAAACAGAACGTTCTCAGTTCCAAGTACGAAAGACGGTAGTCCCTTATTCTTTACGATTTACCCTGTGAATTTGACAACTGGAAATGTTAACCTGAATGTTACAGATATTATGCAGACAAGTGGTTTGTCTCTAACCGGTAGCGGAAAAACTTTCAATAATTTAATTCTCTTGGAGGGAGAACTCAGAACTAAAGTCGATGAATTCTCTCAAACGGACACCATTCATACTATTGATATTGAAGATTCCTCTATCGTAGAGGGGAGTATTGTAGTGTCCTCCTTGGCCGATGGCATCTATAGTGAAGTTCAAAATTTATTCCTTGCAGACGATGGAAATGAAAAATCTTTCGAAAAAGTATACAAGGGGGACTATGCTGCCACTCTAGTTTTTGGGGATAATGCAAGGGGAAAATCTCCTACTCCTGGAGACTCGTATAAGGTGTTTTATCGTGTTGGAGGTGGCAACCGTGGAAATATACCTTCTAGAACTATAAGTATTAATATTCCTGCCACTCATTCCTCTATAGGGTCGATTGATGCTCTTGTCGAGAATACCACACATTCCACGGGAGGATCAAGCTCAGAAACCGTTGACCATGCAAAGAGATGGAGCCCGTATTTCTTTAAAACACAATACCGTGCGGTAACCGGGGAAGATTACACAGCATTTGCAAATCAGTTCTTAAGTACTGCAGGTCTGTCCGGTAAATGTCAATCTGCACTTAGAAGGTCTGGAGCCGGAGCAAACATGATTGATATTTATGTAGTTTCTAAGGCCTCGGATTTGCAGTTGGAAAGAGCTTCAATTGTGTATAAGAAAGAACTGTTGTCTTATCTCAATAACTACAAGATGCTCACTGATGAACTAACCATTGTTGATGGGCTTGTTCGAACTATAGATCTAGTGACTACTGTCTTCTTGGATAGAGAATTTGAGATATTTGAGGAGGAGATAAAAAGAAAAGCTTCAGATAAAATCACAAATTTTTTCAGTGTGGATAACCGCGATTTTGGAGAAAGATTCAAACTTTCTGACTTGACGCGAGACCTGTTCTCCATACCCGAAGTACGGTTTGCAAATGTTGATAACTTGACAGAGGATATTAAATTGAACTTCAACGAGATTCTTCAATTAAACAATTCTGAAATTAACGTGGAATACGTGTAAGGTATGCCTCGTAAGTCAGGAATTGGAAAGACGGGCACTCCTCAAAAGTACCACCAATACAACTACGTCGATGTAGTTCGAAATTCCGTACCCGATCTATACGAAGATACAGACCATGCAATTTACGGCAGTGAAGAAGATATTCTTTATAATCTTCTAGGTAAGATTCTAAAAACTGTTAACGATATTGATACTATTTTTGATGTTAGTGCTTACACCACCGCTGAAACAAGAAGGCATTTTGTAATTAGAAATAATAAAACAAATGTAAAACCTTACATTTTCGAGAAGAAGATTCTAAGGGCTTTAGGCGCTTCTTTTTCTGATTACGAGAACGAGGCAGATTTTAAATCTTTTGTATCTGCAACGCTTCTTCCTGCGATTACATTGAATTCCCCCTCTCCAGAATTTGTTTCTGGAGTCGAAGTATTAGATTCCACTGTCAGTTCCGCACCCTTAACTCACCAGTACCTAATTGATACTTTGTCCTGGATGTATTTTATGAATACGTCAGGGCCCGCTGGAGGGTATGATCCCTCCACAGGAATAACTGATTTTGTAGTATCTGGGTTGTTTAGAGGAAAGACGTATAAAGAAAAAGATGGCATTTCAGATCTCTTTGAGCACTTATGGAGGAATAGGGAGGTTACGACAACCTTCACGGATTACTTGCCTGTAAATCTTAGAGGTGCAGACTCAACTCTTTCTGCCGGGATTTATACGTCCGGAATACAGCACCTAGACAGATTGAAGACTTTGATAGGTGTATGGTATAACGAAGAAGACGACAATTCCACTGAACTCGATGATCACCTAACTACGTTTCTAACTTTAGGGGAATCATCTTTTCCTAGGAAAATGGTTGCAGCTGGGCCATTCTCTAAATTCCTAAAAGCTCTTAGTTTTGGATTCTACGACATGAATACCGTTGTAGATGATTTAGGAGATTTGTTATCCGTAGAATCGTGTCCTCCGCAATTCTTACAATACTTATCAAGTCTTATTGGGTGGAAACTCCTAACCAGTGATGTGGACAGGTGGAGAGCTCAAATTAGACACGCGATACATCTGTATAAATCAAAAGGCACAAGGAGAAGTTTAGAGGATGCAATTACTTTGTTATTCCCAGAATCAGGATTCAACCCTGCTTCTGGCATAGAAGAAACTTGGGAGAGTTTTATCCCTCGTCAAATTTACTATGCTATTGCCACGGAATCTAAAGTTTTAAGGGATCCTAATTATAACCAAGCCAGTGCAACCCTTGTTGGAATTAATAATTTTGATTCCGAAAGTAAGGATATCAACTATAGGTTTGCAACAGATTATGTTCTAGACAAATTACAAGATGCTACGAGTGCTATTACTATAAACGGGACTATATTTTCTGCTACTACATGGAATCCAGAAGACCCTTCATTTTTGTTCTCTCATAGGGG